TCCGGCGTGGTCTGACGCGAAGACCGACGAGCAGGTCGTCGCCGAGATCCGCCTATGGCACACGCGCGATCGCGGGTGGAAAGACATCGGCTATCATTACGTCGTCAACCGGAACGGCCATGTCCTGCCCGGCCGTCCGATCGAGCAGGTCGGCGCGCACGTCCAAGGTCACAATACTGGGACGATCGGGATCTGCTTGGTCGGCGGCAATGGCGGAACAGAGAACGACAAGTTCTCCGATCATTTCACGTCGGCGCAGCGCGCGGCGGTGCTTGGTCTAATCGCGGATCTCAAGATCCGGTTCCCGGCGATCGGCAAGATCTCTGGACATAACGAATACGCTCCCAAGGCGTGCCCATGCTTTACGGTCTCGGAGTTCTTGGCAGAGAAGCCGGCGCGCACATCGGCGGCGCAGTCGACGACCATGCAGGCCGGAGCGCTGCAAATGGTGTCCGCAGCCGGAGCTGGCGTCTCGGCGGTCTCGTCATTGAGCGGGACGGCGCAGATCGTCGCACTGGTCTTTTGCGGGATCGTCGCGCTCGCCGCGCTCTGGATCATGCGCGAGCGTCTGCGCAAATGGGCAGCGGGGGATCGCTGATGTTCGCATGGCTCAAAAAGGCCCTAATTTGGGCCGCTGGAGCGGCGTCGCTGCTTTTGGCGGTATGGATGGCCGGAAGGCGCGACCAGCGGCAGGAGGACGCGCGCATAGAGGCGGACGCCTATATTAAGACCAGACAGGAGATCGACAATGTTGAGACTTACATCCGCGATCCTGATGCTGCTCGCAAGTGGCTGCACGAGCGCGGTCAGCAATAGCGCGCTCTGCGACGGCACAGCAGCCGCCCGGACGCAGCACGCCGCAGCTCTGGCAGTCGACGGGGGAGATGCGTCCGTCGTCACCGGGGCGCGCCTTATTATGATGCTGGATGCAGGATGCGCGATCACCGGACCGAAGAAGCGCGCCTCGCGCTGATCGTCTGATGAAGAAGGCCCCCCGGATCATTCCGGGGGGCCAGACGCCGATAGTCTAGGTGGGGACGCGCCTTTGGCGCGGCGCATCCCCGTTTTCAGCGCGTAATTGGCACGACACTGAAAAAGGTATCAACCCGGGAAAAGTGATAGACGGCCCCCCGGATCATTCCGAGGGGCCAGACGCGCGCATAGAATTGATTGGGCCATAGCGAACACAGTCAAGACCATCACCGACACCGGTTGAACGCGCGCCGAGATTTCAATCTATTTCCGCGCCGGGTGATCTGCAAGCAGGATCTCGGCCAGAGCGCGGATCTGATCTGCTTTTTCCGCCGGGACGCGCACCTCGACCCGGACGAGCCCGAGATCCGCGAGCCCGGCGCGCTCTGCGCGCTTGCGCTCCCGATCACGCGACCGGCGAAACTCCACCTTGAAGTCGGTCATGCTTCCAGCTCCTCCAAGAGCTCGAGGCGCTTTTTGTGGAACAGATCTGCAAGCGCAGGTTCGGTCATGCAGAGATCGTCGAATACGATCTCGATCTGCGCTTTCAAGTGCCGCACAGCTTCGATCAGATCCTTCTTGAGCTCCGCCTCTTTGTTCTCGGCGTCTTCAAGAAGTCCCTCGACCTTGAAACAGAACGCGGTCAGATCCGCAGCTTCGAGGATCCCGCGATCGCGGATGTCTTGGAGCACGCAGCCGCGCTCCATCAAAGTCCCGTCGAGAGCGGGCAACAGATAGTCAACAGATATTGGCATGGTGGTCCTCACGTCAAAGAGATCAGAGTAAAGATGCAGGTCGCATAAAGCGCGCCGATTATGATCCCGGCGGTCAGCTCGGGCTCGGAGAAGCCTTGTTCGTCGAGGAAGTCAATAAAACGGGTCAGCATTGCATAGCTCCTTATGCTTGTGTTGGGATGTGAGAGAGAGAACGCGCGAGCGCGCTTGCAGCTTGCGCGCTGGGCGGCTCATTACGAAACGGCATAACGACCGCGAGGCAATCTTCGCGTGCGCCGAAGGTCACGAGCGCCGGGTTCATCCCGTCCGAATATATGGACGCGCTGGATCCTTTGCCGTTCAATATTTCTGCGATCTTCTTCATCTCGACGAGATATGCGGGATTGAAGTTCGCATAAGACGGGACAGCGGGAAACTCTTTCGGGATGATCCGCGGCCAACTCTCCGGGAACACACCGTCGATCGGCGTGAACACGACATCACCGGCGCGCCATAGGTTCCCCTCCCGGGACACGATTAGCACCTTGGGCTTATATCCTTTCAAAGCGCGCGCGAGCGCGTCGCTGGGGATCAGGAAGCGATCGACGTCGATCACGACATCGAGACGCGCGCAAAACAGTCGGTGGCCGTCGGTGCTGACGACGCGCATATCGCGCGGGTTCGGCTCGATGCTCACGCCTTGCAGATAGAACCGGGTCTCTTCGGTGCTGGTGCAGATCAGCGCAGCGCGCAGAATGTCGGTGTTTAGCTCGATAGAAAAATCAGTCATGGCAGATCCTTTCAACGTGGTTTCTTGGAGCACTCCGGCCCAATGCCGGAGATGATGCTTTCGGGGGTCGTAAGTTTGCGTCCGCAGGCACAGCAGCGCCCCTCATGGAAGAGCTCGAGGTTCTCCGGGATGCGCGCCTCATTGTTGAGCTTCGCGAGCACCCAGCGCAGCGCGTTGAAGCTCGGCGCGTCGGGCTTGCCTTTGTTGCCGGCGCAGAGCACGCCGCGCGTCGCGGTCGGGACGAAGCCGATATAGTCGAAGTCGGTCTCATTGTTCTGCCCGGCAAGGACCGAGACAAAGAACGGTTTTCCGATCTCGGGCTGGCGGATCTTGTAGGTGAAACGGTCGCCGGTCTTGGCGCTCCGGATCGTGAAGGTCGCATTGCCGCCGAAGATGAAGCGGAGCGCGTCGTTCGCGCTCTCGAGCGCGCCGTTCGGCATTGGCGGCGGGATATGGTCTGGTTCAAAGTGGGTAATCATGGCAGGTCTCCTTTGTTGAGGGGGGCCGAAGCCCCCCCGGGGTTATATCACCAAGGGCATTCGTCTTGCGCCGACCAGCTCTCGGACTGACGTTCCAGCATCTGCGCGTAGGCGATGCTTCCGTCCTCGTCTTCGATGTCGGCTTCGCTCGCATAATAATCTGCGCGCTCGACCTCCTCGTCCAGTGCCAAGAGCACGGCAGCGATCGTCGCACCGGCGACAGTGTGCTTTGATCCAGAATAGCGGATCGTTCCCATCGGACCTTCGCCGGGGAACGAGGTGATCACGCCGACGTCGATACCGTCGCAAAAGACGTTATAGATCGGGGTGAAGGGGGCGACTTCTTGAATTACTAGGCGCATGGCAGGTCTCCTTGGTTTTGATTGTTGTGTCGTCTGACCAAGATATAGGACCGGTCGCAAGAGGTTTCAAGGACCGGTCGCAAAAATATTTATCCAAGATCTGCCCAGTTCGGCCCGACGCCGCCTTCGATCAGATTGTCCGTCGGCGCGCCGGGGAAGAAGTCGAGATACCCGGCGGTCATATCCTCGGCCATCGCGCGCTTTACGATCTCCGCTTGCGTCTCGAGCGCCTCGTCGATCAGGGCGTCGTGGATCGTCGCGAGGAGCAGCGTGCGCTGGGCGTCAAGCTCCCCGGATCCGCGCAGCTCGTCGAGCGTCGCCTTGTGCCGGGTGATCGCGCGCGCCATGACCGAGAGCGCAGCGCGCTGGACGGGATAGTTCGCGCACTTCGGGAGATCCGCGTTCCGCTTGCCGAGATAGATCGTCCCCCCGTCGCACATAGTCAGGTAACCGGTTTCTTTGGCCTGCTCTTGCATCTGGAAGCGATAGGCGAACGCGCGCTTGTATCGGTCAGCCCAGAAGTCAATATACGTCTGCGCCTTCTCGATCGGCGTCCGCATCGTGATCGAGAGCCCGGCGGCGGCGGATCCGTAAATGATCCCAAACGAGACCCCCTTCGCCGCGCTGCGCGCTGCTTTGCCTTCCGGGGTCTTCTTGTCGATCTTGTGTCCGGCGATCACCGCTGCGACCTCGGAGTGCACATCGCCGAAGACGACGTCCTCGAGGAGCTGGTCGTCACCGGAGAGGAGCGCGAGCACGCGCATCTCGATCGCTGAATAGTCGTAGGACACCAGCAGCGACCCGGCGGGCGCGATAAAGCTCTTGCGCACGCGCGTCTGATCTTGGTCGTCCGCGAACAGCATCTTGTCGCGCGGCACTTGTTGCAGGTTCGGTCCCGAGCTCGAGAACCGGCACGTCCGAGCAGCGCCGACATTGAAGCGCGCCCGGACCCGACCGTCCGGGGAACGCGCAGCCGTGTCGATCACGGTGTTGCCGAAGCTCGAGAGATATTTCGAGATCTTGCGGTATCGGGAGAGCGCGTCGAGCGCCGCCTCGACCGGCGTCCCCGGGAACAGGCCGGCCATCTTCGCGAGCGCCTCGCCGGAGATCTCGAGCTGGTTCGTCTTCTCGGTCTTCGGCCAGACCGCGAGCACGCGATCGGGGAATATCCGCGCGAAGAAGTCCGAGAATTGCGGGTTCGAATTGAGGTTCGGAACCTCCTCCTCCGAGATCAGCGCGCGCACTTGGGCGGCGAGATCGTCGCGGATCTGCTCCCAGCGTTTCACCAGCTCGCGGTGCGCCTTGCGGTCGAGCAGCATCCCCGCCTCTTCCATCTCAATCACGCCCAGCGTCATATCGTCGAGGATCTGCGCGGCGCGATCGTGCGTCTCGGTCGTCCTCGCCTTCCAATATTCCCAGAGCTCGAACGTGACGTCGGCGTCGCGGATCGCATATTCGAGCTGCGAGGCGGAGAGCTCAGGCGCGCCCCAATCCGAGACTTGCTCGTCCTTAGCGAGCTTCTGCTCGAGATCCCAGAGGACCATATCGGCCAGAGAGAAGCGACCTCCCCCCATGCGAGCGCGCCGCAGATGTCCGACATCGACGAGATCCGGCGTCGCGCCGGCGGCGATAAACCAACGCAATTCGAAACCAGAGTAAAACACGACCCAAGGCCCGAGGCCGACGAAGAGAACCGCGCAGGCGGCAAAGCCCCCCGGGATCTGGTCAAAGTCGATCACGCAGCGCACCTCGTCGTTGCGGAGCTGCGCGAGCCGCACGCGCCCGTCAGAAGGTCGCAGCGACGTCGTCTCGAAGTCGAGCGCGGTCGCAGTCTCGCACTTGAGCAAAGCGCGCACAAGGGCCGCTCTGGTCGTGATTAGCTCGTATTCCATTCGGCGCGTCCTTTGTGTGATGTGGGGAGCGCGTGAACCGCGCCCCCCGGGAGATTAGCGACGCGCGTTCGGCGCGCGCTTTGTCGGCGTTGCTGGGGGGTTATCGCCATAGACCAGCTCGTCGAGAGAGATCTCACCGGCCAAGAATGCCGCAACTTCCGCCCGGGTCGCCCAGCCGGGGATCAAAAACTTCGGCTTGTAGTTCGTCGCGCCTTGAGCCGTGAAGCTCTCCGCGCCAAACCCGAAGATCGGCAGAGACGGGGATCCGGAGGTCATGCGACGCACGAGTTCGGCCAAGAGATCCGAGATCGCGTTGCGCCCCGAGACGGAGTTCGTGATGAATTGCACGCTCGTCGCCGCGCCGTCGGTCGAGATACAGCCAAACCCAAGCGCGCGTTGCCATCCTTCGCCCGTCTTGGTGTTATAGGGGCCGTGATCTTTCAAGTCGACCTCGTCCACCGCAGCCGCCTTGTTATAGGTCGACCACTCGACCCGGTCGACAGGCTTCCCGCCTTTCCAGCAAATCCAGCCTTCGATCACGCTCTTGGGCTCGAGGATCCACAGCACGTCGTCGGTCACGTCGGTGCGGTCGCGGCCCAGCGCGTAGGATCCGGTCTTGCCCGAAAAGGACAGGTAGGTGACGCTGGATCCGGACCCGGTGCGCTGCTCCTCGGTCGTGTCCGCGAGCGCAGCCATCATCTGCTCGTCGGAGATCTCCGGAAGCGCGTTTTTGTCGAGGTAGGAAGTCAAAGAGGTCGAGTTCATGTTGTGCTCCATTTTTGCACGTTGCTAAGTCCCGCGATCAGATCGCGAGCGGTTTAACGGTCAGCCGTTCCGACGGTAGCCCGATCTTCTTGAAGGGCGCGAGATCTATCCCCGCCTTCTCCATTGCCTTCTGGTCGAGAGAAGAGCGCCCGGCGACGCTCATAAGCTCGACCTCGATGTCTCCGACAACCGTCGAGGCGGTGTTGCGCTTGCGCAGCTCCTCCTTGATCTCCTCGGCGATCGCGTCCTTCTCTTCGGAGAGCGCCTCTTGCGTCTCCTTGATCTCGACATAGCGCCGCACGATCGTGTCGAGCTGCGACCCCCGGTTCGACCTCGTGAACGCCTTCGCCTCGGTTAGGTCGACGCCGCACCGATCAGCATAAGGGCAGGTCTTGCAAGAGCCGTTCGTGCGCCCCTCACGGTCGAGGCGCTCGACGTTGCGCGTCCGCAGCACTTGCCCGGCGCGCAGCGACATCGCGCTCAGGATCTCCGGGTCGCGCTGGATCTCGAACGTGTGCAGCTCATTAAAGTTTGATGCGTCCATATAAACGATAATCCCGTGCCCGACGTCGAGACCGCGGATCTTGCGCAAGAGCTCCATCGCGATCTGGATCTGCGCGACGTGACCCTTCCGGGGGAGGTTCGCGATATTCGTGCGCGGGTCGATCGTCTTGATCTCAAGCGCGACGTGCGCGCCGGATGCGTTCCAAATCACGCCGTCTGGCGTCGCCGAGATCCGCAGCTCGTCGTCCGCGACGCTTGCCTGATCTTCGCCGGCATAGGCGAGCTCGAGCCCAGAGGCGCGCAACATCTCAACGACATATTTTTCGCCGTGCGTGCCGCGCCGGGCAAAGCCCCAATCCTCGGGCGCTTCGCTCGGCTCATGCTTGGCAAACCATTGCTTGCGGATGCATGACAGCGCCTCGGATGCGTTGAGATATTTCGAGCGGTCGACGCTAAAGGTCTTGCGCGCGTCGATCACGTCCGCGCCGACGAGGATCGCGTTCTTGAGGTCTTCGGGGGTCATAGACGGATCTCCTCATTCTGGATTTTGACGACTTGCAGCTCGTCGTCTTCGTCGTCGATATAAATCAAAGCGCAAACTGGGCAGGTCCAAGCTGCTTGATCCTCCGGCCAGTTTTTGCCCCCTTCACAGCCGGGGCAACGAGCAAAGTCTTCGCGTTTCATTTTGGCAGGTCTCCTTTGTTGAGGTTTACGGGTCGTGGTCTGGGTCGAACATGGTGCGCACCGGGGTCGCGATAAAAGATGTGATCCCCCCAGAGGCCGAGGACTTCAAGATCCGGGGCCCAATGCGGCAGCGCGTCGACCGTCGCGTAGTGCGTCGCGCCGGTGCACAGCTCGCAGCCGTTCAAGAGCGCCTCGTTCGCGACGATCTGGGCGCGCAGCCATGCTTTGGCGTCTTCGGGCTCGTCGCTCTTGCCGTCTTGGGTCCAAGAGAACGCGCGGTTCTCATAGACGACGCCGCAGATGTCCTTGGGATACCCGACCAGCGCGGTGCGCTCGATGGTGACCTCGGCGACGAGGCGTTGCCCGTCGATGCTCTGGTCGCGCGCTTCGAAGTAAACATTGAGGGCGAGACAGGTCGCCGCTGCGATGGTGATCATGGTGTCCCCCTAATGCTTCGCGCCGGCGCGGGCAGCTTCTTGCGCAGCTTGCAGAGCGGTGATTTCGGTGATTGTCTTCGCGGCGTTGCTCAGGATCACGCCCAGCGCCTGAACCGGAACCCCTTGAGACTGACAGTATGTAACCGACATAGAGAGAACAAAATGCAGCCCCTTCATACGGTCGGGCTCATAGGCGTGAACCAGTGTCAGAATGAAGCTGACCAGCTCCGCCTCTGACAAAGTATCCGGAAGGGCAGCAATCGCCGGTCCCAGCCAGTCGGTCCGGGGTTTTTTGTGGAACCTTCTCATGCTTCTGCTCCGGTGTTAAGTTTGCCGTGATGACGCGCCTTCTCAGCGCTAATCTTGTGGATCGCTTCGTCGATCTTGTTGTCCGCCTCGAGTGTGTCGACGTGAACGTGCTTCTCCTGCCCCATGCGATAGAGGCGCGCATAAAACTGATCCATGATCGCCGGGGACCAATCCTCCTCGACGACGATGATGCAGTTCCCGCCGCGCTGGAGGTTCAACGATACCCCCATCGCGCCGATCTGGCCGATCAGCACGTCGATGTCGCCGGAGTTGAACATCGCCTCGAGCGCAGCCTTGCGGGTCAAAGAGGTGCGACCGTCGAGCACCTCGGCGCGCAGTCCTTTTGCGCAGAGCACCGAGCGCAGGCCGTCGATGACATCGGTGTGCCAAGCGCCGACCAGCACCGCGCCGGATGTTGCTTCGGCGCGATCCGCGATGATCTCGGCAGCGCCGGAGATCTTGCCAAGCCCGATCAGGCGACGCGCCGTCGAGAGCGCCGGATCCTGCTCTGCGATCCCCTTCTGGATCTGCGCGCTGCTCAGTTTGCGGATCGCCGCGAGCGCCGCGGTCAGCTCCGGGGAGCTCGATAGCGCGACCGAATAGCGATTGTGCGTGATCGGCGGCATGGCCGCCCAGACATCGGCGAGCTCGCGACGCACAGCGACCCGGTTCGGGCCGGTGTAAAGGATGTCGCGCAGCTCTTCGGTATTGCGAGATCCGACGGTCATTGTGGCGGCATAGCGCGCGCCGGCGAATTTCTTTTGTTGGCGGATCGTATAGCGGAGCTGAAAGCGTTCGATCGACAACCCGCCGAGCTTCGCCTTCATCACCTCGGGAGCGGCGCGGAATAGGAACGGGATCAGATCGTCGTTCCAGCGCGTCGCCGGTGTCCCGGTCAGCATCCAAGAATGCGCAAACCAGTTTACGACCCCCTTCGATCCAAGGATCGCCTTGGTGCGCTTGGCGGTCGTGCTCTTGAGCGCGTGGCTCTCGTCGCATATTAGGGTCGGCTTAGGTCCGCGCGCTGCAAGCTCTTTGAGCTCGCCGGCGCGCTTGGTTGCGATCTCGTAGGACATGATCAGGATCTGCGCAGCCGGGTCGATCTTGGCCGTGCTCGTCTTTAGGATCTGGGATAATTGCACAAGATGCGCCTCGGCTTCGCGCGACCACATCCCGAGCGCGATCGGCGGCGCGATGATCACGAGAGGGCTCGCGCCGACGAGGCGCGCAGCCTCGAGAGCGGTCCGGGTCTTGCCGGATCCCATGCCGCTAAAGCACCCGGCGAACGCGCGGGACGCGAGGAAGGCGGCGTCTTCGATCTGGTGAGGGAGTAATATCATGGCAGGTCACTTTCGGTTTACGTTGCTACATGGACCCATTCGGCCCGGTCCTAGACTTAGGCGAAGTCGCGGGGAGCTGTCAAGCCCCCCGGTCCGATCAGTGCCCGAGGATCTGGGCGAGCTTCGCGGCGGCGATCTTTTTGCCGTCCAGCGCCCAAGAGCGCCGCCAATGAGGGCGGACGCCGTAAAGCCCGGTCGCGACGTCTTGCAGATCGCAGTGCACGCGCCCGACGCCGTCGATGTCGAACCCCTTGGAGCAGAACCAAATCTTGTGCTTTGGATCCGCAGCTTGCAGGGTCGCGTGATGGGCGAGCGTCGCGTTTAACATTTCGGTCATCTTCATGGCAGGTCTCCGTGTTTGCGTTTCGTCTGACTCAGATATAGGACCGGTCGCAATAGATTGCAAGGACCGATTTAAATAAAAAGAAGACCCGCCGGAGCGGGTCTAAGTTTTCACAGGGAGGTGAGAAGAGACAGGCTTGCGGTGACCACGTCTCGTGGCCTATGGTGCAGACCTGCCAAGGCACACAATAGGAGCTTACACGATGCTAAAAGACGAGGAAAAACCCCAACTAATAGCGGACGCGATCACCGCATCCACTAAATACCCGATTTTTTGGGTGAATGTCTATACCGATCAACAAGGTGACAAGCACAAAATACCGGCGCTCAATCGGGACATCTGCGCAGCGAACGGGTGGGGATTAGGGACCGGCGACGACTTCAAGGCGGGCTTTTACGCCGCGACCCGGGACGAAAAGAAGATCCGCGCGATGTTCGACGCCGCAAATGAGCGCGCAACAGCGATCGGCGTCGCGACCGGCGCAGCGGATCTCGTCGTGATCGACGACGACCGGTCAAAGAAGGTCGACCCGGTCGCCGAAGCGTTCTTCGAGCGGCACGGACCGGAGCTCGCGCAGGCTCGGATCCACCGGACGACCAGCGGAGGGAAGCACTTCATCTTCGCAGCGCCTCCCGGGGTCGCAGTCTCGTCGCGCAAGACGTGCGACGCGATCGACATCCGAGGCGCGAGCGGGTTCGTCGTCTGGCCCCCGTCTCTGGGCTATTCGGTCACGCACGACGTCGATCCTCCGCAGATGTCGCGCGCGCTGCTCGCGGATCTCTTGCGGATGCAAACAGCCTACCGGGTCACCGGGGCGGAAGGTGCGGGCGGAGATCTGACCGGCGTCGACCTCGAGGATCTCGAGCAGCGGATCCGCAGCGGGGCCGACTTCCACTACACGACGCTCGAGCTCACGAAGCGATGGGCGCTTGCCGGGATGGAGCACGACGAGGCGCGCGAGAAGCTCCTCGCGCTTTATGACGCAGCGCGCCCGGCGGGCGGCGCGGCGCTGGGCCGGTGGCAGAAGGCGCGCAAGGACGCAGAGCGCGCGCTCGAGGGCGCGATCCGCAGGTTCCGCCCCAGAGACGAGCGCGCCGTGCTTGATGCTCTGGCAGGGCTATTGGGCGAAGCCCCAGAGGGCATGATCGAGGAGGTCGAGCCCGAGGTCGAGCCCGAGGTCGAGATTAGCACGCCGGGGCACGTCCCGCGCGCGCTGCACGCATATGAGCCGCGCCGGTGGCTCTTGGGCAATATTCTGATCCGGCAATACGTGACCGTGCTCGCCGGATCCGGGGGCGGGGGCAAGACGTCGCTCGCGATCGGGTGGGCGCTCTCGCTCGCATCGGGCAAGCCGGTGATGGGCGAGCGGGTGGGCAAGCCGCGCCGGGTGCTGATCTGGTCGGAGGATCCGCCGGAGGAGCTCGCAAAGCGCGTCGACGCCGCGATGCAGATCCACGGTCTGACGCGCGCCGACATCGAGGACCGATTGATCGTCGTCTCGATCGACGAGCTGCGCATCACGATCGCCCGGTTTAGCCAAGAGCTGCGCGAGGTGATCGCCGTCGACGTCGAGGTGCTCAAGCAGATCATCATCGCGAACAGGCTCGACGTCGTGATACTGGATCCGATCGCCGAGCTTCACGAGCTCGAGGAGAACGACAACGTCCAGATGGCAAAGCTGATGGGCATGATCCGGTCCGTCGCGCGCGAAACCAAGGCGGCGGTCTTGCTCTTGCATCACGCATCCAAGGCGTCGGTCGACGCAGGTAAGTCGCGCGCAGCGACCGCGACCCGGGGAGCTGGTGCGATCGTCAACTCGGCGCGCGTCTCGATGGTGCTCAACGAGATGACCGCCAAGGACGCCGAGGACTTCGGGATCCGGGAGGACGAGCGCCCCCTCTATGGAGAGCTGACGCGTCCCAAGGCGAACATGGGGCCGCGCACGTTCGGCGGTGATTTCGTCAAGGTCGAGCTCGTCCCGTTTGGCAATGGGGACGAGGAGAACGACGAAGACACGGTCGCCGTCTCGACGGTCTGGAAGCCGTCGCCCAGCTCGCAGGCGGAGCGGGTCGGGGACATGGTGATCGCGGTGCAGGTGTTGCAGGCGTTGCCGCCGCAGGAGCGCCGCACGAAGGGCGCGTCGCGCGCAGACTACCCGGTCGCGAAGGCGCTGGGCTTGGATCTGGGCTATGAAAAGACGAAGGCGGATCTGACGAAGGAGGAGAGCGCGGCGCGCGGTCGCGTGATCGCGGTTCTTTCGCAGCTCGTCGGGATGGGCGCGCTTGAGGTCGTCGACTTCAAGGATCCGGGCCCGGGCAAGAACCACGGCAAAGCGTATGAAGTCACCAGAGGCGGGCGCGCGCTCGTCGAGAACATGATCGGAGAAGAGATATGATTTTGCACTTTATTGCAGGGCTCTTGTGGAGCGCGGCGCTAATCTTTGCGGCGATGTATAAAACGGGGATCACGATCAGCATCCGAGATCCGTTGACCGTGCGCGTCTTTTTTGTCGGGGCCGGGCTCGCAGTGCTCTTGGTCACCTTGCAGGTTCTGGCATGACGATCACGCACGCCCGGCTCGCGCGCTTGGCAAGCGCGAAGATCGACCAGATCCACGACGATCACGACGCGCTCGTCGCGGAGCTCAAGGCGTTGCAAAACGGGATCAACGCGATGATCACCCGGCGCAACGCTGCTATCTGGGCATCGGATCCCAAAACGCTGCATCACGCAAACTATAGGCTGATGGTCGACCGGAAGAAGATGACCCTTCTGATCCGCCGGCTCAACAAACTGGAAGGGAAAGACGAATGATGACCGGAAGATGTCCGCACTGTCGGAAAGTCGAGATCCTGCACTACGGGTTTTGCTCAGAACAGTGCCGGCGCAGTTTTGTATGCCCCATAACCACCTATAAAACGCAAAAGGAGAACGACGAATGAATAGGAAAGAGATCCTCGACACGGCGACGCAATACGTCACCAAGGATCGAGCAGCGACACACGGTGACGCCGAGGCGAGCTTCGGGCTGATCGGGCTCTATTGGACGATGCACCTCGGGCATGAGGTCAGCGCGACGGACGTCGCGGTGATGATGGCGCTCTTCAAGATCGCGCGTCTCAAGGGCAACCCCGGGCACGTCGACAACTGGGTCGATGCGTGCGGCTACCTCGCGTGCGGTGGAGAGATCGCAACCGACGCTCGCGTCGCTCACGGGGATGAGGTCAGCAATGCGCGATGACATGGCATTCGGCAGGTTAGGGCCAAAGGATCAATACCGGCTCCTCAAGGCGTTCTTTGAGGACGGCGTCGAGATCCAACAGCGCGAAAACGGACGGTGGACAGACATCGCAGAACCGAGCTTCTCGAGCGGCGAGCTTTACCGCATCAAGCCCCCGACCTATTGGATCCAGATCGAGAGCCCGGTCACGAAAGAAGTGCGCCGGGGGACGGTCGAAGTGGATGCGGAGGGCTTCCCGATCCTCTTCACATTCAAGCCCGAAGCGCGCCAAAAATGACCGCGCAAAACAGCCTAAAAATATGGGAGGGGAGGACAGGTTTCCCTATAGTATTATCCTCTCCTCCCCTCCCAGTATCCAGCCGGTATGAACCCGAAGGGGAAACCCCGCTAAAGCGGGGGTTACCCCTCCGGGGTTCTGTCCGATTTTGGGTCAACCCGGGCTTTTCTCTACTCCCTCGAAAGGATCTAAAAGATGGCGCGGTATCTCGGAATTGATCCCGGCTTCTCGGGCGGTCTCGCACTGATCGAGACCAAAGAAGGCGCGCCTCCGGTGTTCATCGCTGGGACGCGCACGCCGGTCGTAAAGAACCGGGGCAAGAGTATGATCGACGCGCGCGACTTGCTGGTCTGGCTGACGGATCTCGGGCAGATAGACCAAGCGGTCGTCGAACAGGTCGGGACGCGCCCGGGGCAGGGGATCGTCTCGGCGTTCAGCTTCGGGAGGGCAACCGGCGCGGTCGAAGCTCTCGCGCATCTGATGGCCGAGACGGTGACATGGACGACCCCGGCGGTCTGGAAGCGCGACCTCGGGCTCGGATCCGACAAGCGCGAGAGCCTCGACCTGTGCCGGCTTCGCTTCGGGCTCCCGTTCAGCGCGCGGTTCAAGGCGCTGGCCGACGACGGAGTGGCGGAGGCGGCGCTTTTAGCGTATCATGCGGCAGGATACAGATGAGGATCATCATGGCAGGCGTCGCAGCGAAGACACGGGGCAAGACAGGCCCAAAGGGGCCGAGCAAACCGCTCGAAGATCTCGAGGTCGTGATCGAGATGATCAAGATCCAGTGCACGAAGCTCGAGATCTGCGCGGTGCTGGGGATCTCCGAGGATACTCTGACCCGGCGGATCCGCGAGCAAGGGATCCCCGGCGTCGTCAATTTTGCGGACCTATATGAAAAGCACTCTCACGAGGGCAAGGCGTCGCTGCGACGCGCCCAGTGGAAGGCGGCGCACAACGGCAACGTGACGATGCAGATCTGGCTGGGCAAGCAGATGCTCGGGCAGCGCGACCAGCTCCGGCAGCAGATCGAGGTCACCGGCGCGAACGGCGGACCGGTGCAGACGGTGGACTATACGCAGCTCTCAACAGAAGCTCTCCTCGAGATCCAGAAGGCGATGACGAATGCAGCTCCCGAAGATCACGACGGCGGACCGCGACTTAATTGAGGCGGAGCTATGCCGCCGCTCGGTGCTCTACTTCGCGCAGACGTTCTGGCCGGTGCTCGAGCCCGGGCGGCAGCTCGTCACCGGGTGGCCGATCGAGGCGATCGCAGAGCACCTCGAGGCCGTCACCCGGGGCGAGATCCGGAAGCTCCTGATCACGGTCCCGCCGGGGTCAATGAAGTCGCTCCTCACGCGCGCATTTTGGCCGTCTTGGAGCTGGATCTCAGGGCCGTCGCTCCGGTATATCGGCGCGTCCTATGCCGAGGCGCTCGCAGCGCGTGACAACCGGCGCGCCAAGATGATCGTCGAGAGCCCGCTCTACCAGCGGCTATTTCCGCACGTTCGCCTCTCTGACGACCAAGCGCAGAAGGTCAATTTCGCGAACACCTCAACCGGGTCGATGATGGCGACCTCGGTCCGAGGCCGAGCAACCGGCGAGCGCGGCGACGTCTTCGTGATCGACGACCCGCACAACGTGCTCGAGGCGGAGAGCGAAGCGATCCGGGGCGAGACGCTGCAATGGTTCCGAGAGGTCGTGCCGAGCCGGGTCAACGATCTGGACCGCAGCTCGTTCGTTTGCATCATGCAGCGCGTGCACCACGAAGACGTCGCCGCAGCGGCGATCGAGCAGGGCTATGAGCACCTCCTGATCCCCATGCACTACGACCCCAGCCGCGCGCGCACGACCTCGATCGGGTGGAAGGATCCGCGCACAGAGCCCGGCGAATTGATGTGGCCGGCGCGCTTCTCTGCGCGCGCCGTGGCCGAGCTCGAGACGACGCTCGGGATCTATGCCGCCTCGGCCCAGCTCGAGCAGCGCCCGACGCCGCGAGAGGGCGGTCTCTTCAAGGCCGACAGGATCTCGACGCTCGACGCAGTGCCGCAAGATGAGGAGATCATCTGGTGCAGGGCGTGGGACTTGGCAGCGACCGACGGCGGCGGTGCTTACACCGCAGGCGTGCTCGTCGGGTGGCGCGTGGCAGCGCGCCGGGTGATCATTGCCGGCGTCCGCAGGGAGCGCGTCGGGCCCGAGGGCGTGCGCAAACTGATCGAGGACACCGCCGGGATCGACGGCGACGATGTGCCGATCTCGATCCCGCAGGATCCCGGGCAGGCTGGCAAGGTGCAGGCGCGCGACTTCATCGTCCGCCTCGCCGGGTATCGCGTGCGGATCGAGCCGCAGACAGGATCCAAAGAGACCCGGGCCGAGCCGTTCGCGGCGCAGGTCGAGGCCGGGAACGTCGACGTCGTCGCCGGTCCTTGGAACCGGGACTTCATAGAAGAGCTTCGACATTTCCCTCGGGGAGTGTATAAGGATCAGGTGGACGCGGCGAGCTCGGCATTCAATGCCGTCGCACCTAAGCGTCAGAAAAAGACCGGTCTTTTTGTGGTCGGTGATCATGTGGGCAACAAGGCGAGGCCGGGCTGATGGCGAAAGCACCAAACAAAGCGACAGCGACGCGAGAGATGGGCGCGGCGGGATCCTACGGGATGAACGACCAGCTCCGACCGGACGAGTTCCTCCCGAAGCTCCGGGGGCTCAACGCGACCCGGACCTTCCGGGAGATGAAGGACAATGACCCGGTGATCGGCGCGATCCTCATGGCGTTCGAGATGCTGCTCCGGGCGGCAGAGTTCCGGGTCGAGGCGGCGGACGACAGTCCAGAGGCGAAAGACGCGCAGATCTTCGTCGAGCAATGCTTCGCCGACATGGACGGGACGGTCGACGACTTCCTCGCCGAAGTGCTGACCTTCCTTCCGTTCGGGTTCTCGGTCTTCGAGGTCGTCTACAAGACGCGCGGCGGGCGCTATGCCAACGATCCGACGCGCTATTCGCAGTTTGATGATGGTAAGATGGGGATCCGGAAGCTCGCGCCGCGCGCGCAATGGACGATCGACCGCTTCCTGACCGATGAGAACGGCGCGATCACCGGCGTGCGGCAGACCGCAATGACGCTCAAGACCGGCGCGGTCGACATCCCGATCGACAAGATGCTGCACTTCCGCACCTCGACAATCAACAACGACCCCAGCGGGCGCTCGATCCTCCGGAACGCCTTCACGTCGTATCACTACGCGTCGCATATTCAGATGATCGAGGCGATCGCGGTCGAGCGCGAGATGAACGGGATCCCGGTCGGACGCATCCCGTCCGAATATCTGGCCGACAACGCGACCGCGCCTCAACAGGCATTCGCGAACGCCTTCAAGAAGATCCTGCGCGACGTCAAGTTCAACGATCAGGGGTTCGTGCTGCTCCCGTCGGACGTCTATGAGAACGACGACGGATCCAAGACCTCAATCCCGATGGTGCAGTTCGACCTCGTGACCGCCAAGGGGACGCGCGCGATCCCGACCGGGGAGGTGATCCTGCGACATCAGCAGAACATCGCGCGGTCGGTGCTCGCGGACTTCCTGATGCTCGGGAGCAGCGACACCGGGTCGTTCGCGCTCTCCAAGAGCAAGACGAACATCTTTTTGACAGCGGCGAGCGGTTACACGGAGGCGATCGCGGCGGTGCTCAACCGGCAGCTCGTGACCCTGCTCTGGGAGATCAACGGGTTCGACCCGCTCTTGATGCCGTCGATCTCGTTCGGCGACATCGCGCCGGTGGATCTGGCCGAGCTGGGCGCGTTCGTGCGTGACATCGCAGGCGCGGGGATGCCGCTCTTCCCGGACGACGACACAGAGAACACAATCCGGCGCGCCGCCGGGTTCCCAGAGAAGACCGCAGACCCCGACATGATGGGGACCGCACCACCTCAACCGCTCGACACCGGAGTGCCAGAATGAAGATCCAAGTCTACCCTCGCAACATCGAGATTGAAGTCGACATCGCAGACATCTATGCGATCGAAGCGTCGATGTCCGCGCTGACCCTGATCGTGCACGTCCCGGGATTGCAGATCCCGGCGCTCAACGGGTTCGCGCTGACCGAGACCGACGTGTTCAAGCTCGACTTCATCGAGATGACCGACGCGCGGTGGATCCGCCCGGCCAAGATCTCCTCGATGCAGCGATGGGGCGACGAATACGTGCGCGTCATGCTCGACGGCGTGCGTCAATCGTTCGATCTATTCCCCGGGGACCGGCCATTGCGCGCAGTTTACAGGGACTTCCGGGCGAAGCTCCCCCTTGGCGCGCCGGCGTTCGACGAGCTGGATGTCGCCGCATGATGCTCGAGATCCGCAAGGTGACCGCCTCGGATGCGGTGGCGCTCTTCTTGCGGGCAGCGGAGGGCATGGATCCGAAGATCGCGGCGGCGTTCATCCAAGCGATCGAGACGATCCGCGTCCGGGTTCCGGCGGAGACCATCGCTCGGCTTCTCGAGCGTCGGGATTACACGTCGCTCGAGAACGCATTCGCCGGGCACTTCACGTCGACCGAGTGGCAACCCTACGGCAAAGCGATCGAGCAGGCCGTGCTTGCCGGGGTCAAGGTGACCTCCGAGACGCAGGGCGTGATCAACGGCGCGCAAGAGGACTTCGAGATCCGCGTCGGGCTCAACCCGCGCCTCGCGCAGTTTGCCCAGACCATGACCTCGACCCGGATCCGCGAGATTGACCAGACGACGCGCGACACGATCCGGCAGGTGATCCAATCCGGCACGACCGCAGGCGACGACCCGTTCGCGATCGCACGCCGGATCCGTGGCTCGATCGGGCTGACGCGGCGGCAGGAGGCGGCGGTCAACAATTACGAGCGGATGCTGCGCGCGCTGGATCCGACCGCGCTTGATCGCGAGCTGCGCGACCGGCGCAGCGATCCGACCGTCGCGCGCGCGATCGCCAACGACAAGGCGCTGACCGAGGCGCAGATCCGGTCGCTGGTCGACCGGTATCGCGACCGATATGTCAAATATCGGGCGAACGTGATCGGCAGAACCGAGAGTATCCGGGCGGTGCAAGGCGCGCAGTGGGAGCTCTTTCAGGACATGATCAACAAGGGCCAGATCGACGCTCGGCAGGTCCGCCGGACTTGGATCCACACCGGCGACGGGAAAGTCCGGAACGCGCACGTCCAGATCCCCGGACTAAACCCGCGCGGCGTCGGGCAAGGGGAGAGCTTCACGAGCCCCCTCGGGCCGATCCTTTATCCCGGGGATCCGAGCGCGCTCGCCGCGAATACCATACAATGCCGGTGCGCGGTCTTCGCGCGCATCATCTCCCGGGATCTCCTGCCCGGATCCGCTGGGCCAGCGGTCGCTCCTGCTCCACCAGCACCGCCACCGCCTCGCCCAGCGCCGCCACCGGTCGCGCCGCCCCCTACTCCACCAGCCCCAGCGCCGCAGGTCTTCGCCTATGAGAGCTATAAACCGCTCAAAACGCTGGGACAAATAGAGGACTATGTGCGCAACAGTGGGATCGCAGGCAAGGTGGATCTAAAAGGGACGACGATCGCCGCGCTCAATGTTGCGCTCCCCGCGATGCAAGAAGTCGCCGAGCGGTTCGAGCTCAAGCCTCTTGCGGCTTTTGGATATGCCAAGCGGTTCTATGCGAATGCGCGGGTCAGCAGGACCGCGCTCGCGGCCATGTATCAGGTCACAGATGCGATAACTGGAAACAAGGGGATGTTTCATATCCCCGCGTCTGGGTTCGGGCAAACAGCGACTAAGCTGGCCGCAAGCGCGAACAGGAGCGCCGCGCGTTATTTGAACCAGCGCAACACGGCTTTAGCGAACCCAAAGCCGGGGGTCGTCATTGACCAGCGCGTGCGGGATCGTGTCGCGCAGATGGACGCGCTCGGCGGGAACCCCTATAACTGGTGCGTGGACAGCACTTCGACCGACGATGTGTTCACGACGCGCTCGACAGTATTTCACGAATACGGGCACTTAATCCATTTGCAAGACCGGCTTATTGGCCCGGAGCTCGACGCATTTCTTAGACAGGAAAGGCCAAGGAGCACAGGCTGGGATCTGCTCGTCTCGGTTTATGGAAACTCGAATGACAAAGAATACATCGCCGAGACGTTCGCAATTTACATGGGAATGCCCGAGACAGAGCACTTCCGGATCCATCCCGCATTGCTGGCGATCTACCGCAAACTAGACAAGAAGGTGACCCCATGACCTACGAACAGCTCTCGGAGCAGATCTTCGCTTTACCGGCTGATCAGCGATACGCGGCGGCAGAAAAGCTGCTCGAGCTCTACACCGAAGACGACAAGGATCTGGTCGAGATCTACATATACGAGGCGATCACGGCAGCGGACGACACAACGCAGGTGTTTTTGCTATGACGACGAACGGTTACACCAAGACGATCCTCCCGGCGCGCGATTGGAACGAACGGACGTGGCGGATGCTGCTCGGGCAGCAGGTCGAGATCGCGCGCGGTCGCATGGAGGGCGCGCAGGCAGTCGCGGTCACCGGCACGCTGACGACCACCGGGTCGGTCACCGAGATCATGGTCTGGCCGGGCTCGACGGTCAAAGATCCGTCGGTCGCGCCGGTCGGCGGCGTGCAGATGACGCTCGTCTCGACCAGTGCGCAAGACAGCGCCGCCGGGACGGGGATCCGGACGCTCCGGTTCAATTATCTGGATGCAAACCTCAACCCGCACAGCGAGATCGTCGCGCTCAACGGCACGACGCCGGTGCTGACCGTCGCGACCAACGTGCGATGGGTCGGGGATCTCACCGGGCTGACCTTCGGATCCGAGAAGCACGCCGTCGGGAACATCACCGTCACGAACAGCGGGACGCGCTACAAGCTGCTGGATCTCGAGGCGCGCGCGACGCGCAGCACAGCGTTCCGCGTCCCGGCGGGCAAGCGGCTGATCATTCATTCGCTCTTCGCCGGCGCAAACTCAGGAAACGCCGCAGCCAAGGCGCAAATCTCGCTCGTCGCATCGGTGATCGGGAACCTCGACGGGACCGTCGATCGCTTCGAGGATGCCGGGCTTCTCTTCCGGCAGGGGACGATCGAGCTGCAAGATAACACGACGGCGCTTGCAGACGGCGCGCTGGCAGCACTCCCCTCGGGGGCGATCCTCGGATTTCGCGTCACAACGGACAAGGCGGCGACCGTCTCGGCGGGCTTTTATGGGTGGCTCGAAGATGTCGATTGAACCCGCGCAAAAACTAGGAGGAGAGGACAGATTTCCCTATAGTATTACTCTATCCTCCCCTCCCTACCTTTCACCGGGTGGAACCCCAAGGGGAACCCTGCTATCGCAGGGATACCCCTCACGGGTTCTGGCCGATTTTGAACCCCGGCGCGAGATCTGTCCTCCCGCGTCCCAGATGAAAAGGATCTGATCCATGCCATACAACAGCAATGACGCGCTCCCGGATCCGGTCAAGCGCGTGCTCCCCTCGGAGAAGGCGCGCACGATCTGGCGGACCGTCTTCAACGACAGCATGAAGCGCGGCTATGAGGAGGGCAGGTCGTTCGGCGCGGCATACGCTGCGATCGACAGCGCCGGGTTCAAGAAAGATCCCAAGACCGGTGTCTATGCCGAGAAGCGGATCGAGAAGGCCGCATATCAGGGACGCGATGTCGAGCTCGACAAGCCGTTCCGTCTTCCAGCCGGCGCGAGCAAAAAGTTCGGCGTCTATGTCAAGACCGGGGATCGGGTGACGAAGGTCACGTTCGGAGATCCGAATATGGAGATCCGCCGGGACGACCCAGAAGCGCGCGCCAATTTCCGCGCGCGACATTCATGCGACACCGCAACGGACAAGACATCGGCGCGATACTGGTCTTGTCAGATGTGGGAAAGTGGAACCTCAGTTTCGGAGATGACGAAGATGGAACATATCAACAAACGGCAGATCTCGGACGACGTCTTCACGACGGTGATCGAGGCGGTGCAGCGGGCGCACCAGCTCGGGCTCGGGCTGGTCGCTCACATGACCGAAGGCCCGGACGGGCAGGTGTTCTATATGCCGGGCGAAAGTCACGAAGCCTATCTCGAGCTCGTCGGCCAGATGGGCATGATCGCCGAAGACGGGGCCGAGATCGAGAACCCGGCGGCGGATCTGATTGCGCAAATCGTCAGCGCGGCGATCGAAGCGGCAGTCATGGCAACGATGGAGAAGCGCGCGGCGAAGATTATCAAGATCGACGAAGAAGCGCGGATCGTTTGGGGATGGGCGTCGGTCGTCTCGATCGACGGAAAGCCAATGGTCGACCGGCAGGGCGACATCATCTCGGCGGACGTGATGACGAAGGCCGCTGACCGCTTCATGGCCGACGTGCGCGTCGCCAAGGCTATGCACGAGGGTGCTCAGATCGGGGAGGTGATCCACTCCTTCCCGCTCACAAAGGCGCTGGGAGAGGCGCTGGGCGTGCACTCCGCGCTCGAGGGATGGATCGTGGCTATGAAAGTGCACGACGATAGTGTATGGAATAGAGTGAAGAGCGGCGAGCTTGCCGCATTCTCCATCGGGGGCATAGGGAAACGCAATGCCGTATAACGTGACAGATCTTGAGCTGATCGAGCTCTCTCTGGTCGACGAACCAGCAAACCCGGCAGCGCGCGTCGTGATGTTCAAGCGCGCCGACATGATGCCCGACGAGATGAAGATCAAAGAATTGATCGCCGGGGGGATGTCAGAGGCAGACGCCCGAGATCAAGTTGCGCAGATGAGGCGCAACAAGGGGGCCGGACCGACCGGCGATCTGGGTCAAGAGGAGAAGTCCATGCCCGATCAAGAGAAGCGCCTCGAAGAGCTCGAGGCGGCAAACAAGCGCCTTGAGGCGTCTCGCGATGCGCTTGTGAAGTCGCTCGAGGGCGAGGGCTATGTCGTGCAGATCGCCGACACCGCAGTCACCGTTGAGAAGCGCCAAGCAGAAGATTACATCGACGTCGCCGGCGAGCAGGTGCTGAAAAGCGCGCTCCCCGCAGGCGTGCTTGCGATGATCTCGAAGCAGGCCGGCGAGCTGGCCGAAGTCAACAAGAAGCTGGAAACCGAAGAGCTGGTCAAGCGCGTCAGCGCCGAGATCCCTCGCTTGTCCGGATCCCCAGCGATGAAGGGTGCAGTTCTCAAGGCGATAGACGCGATCACAGACGAAGAGATCCGCAAAGCCGCTCATGCTATGCTGAAAGGCGCGAACGCTCTCGCCTCGAAGATGACCCGCGAGTTCGGAACCGTCGCGCCGGAAGAGACCGACGTGATGACCGAGCTCAACAAGATGGCAGAGGCACACGCAGCCGAGCACAAGGTGACGTTCGCAAAGGCATTCGCCGACGTGACGCGCACCGGTCGCGGCGCAGAGCTCTTCGCTAAACGCAACGCTCAGTAAAGGGGATCCATAAATGGCAACTCAAGACAACATGATCACCGTGACCCTAGAGGCCGGGCAAGATCTTTCGGCAAAGCAGTTTTGCTTTGTTTCGGTCGCAGCAGACGGTCAAATCGACCCAACGGGTGCGGGCTTGATCGCGCAGGGCGTTTTGCAGGACGCACCAGCAGCCGCTGGCCGTGCCGCTGAAGTCGCAATCGCGGGCAAAGTTAAAGTCGTATGCGGCGCAGCAGTCACTCGCGGCGGTCCGGTCGCTTCTACCAGCACCGGGACAGCGACAAACGCAACCACCGCCGGCCAGATTATTCTAGGCACGGCTCTTGAAACCGGCGCTTCTGGGCGGATCATCGAGATCCTATTCCAGCCGCGCGGCGCAGTTCCAGCATAAGGCAGGGGGATATAAACTATGGCACAACCTACAGTCGGCTCGTTTCACATTGATGCGGCCCTAACCAACATCTCGCTGGCATTGCTGCAAAACCCGCAGAGCTTCATTGCTTCGCGCGTCTTCCAGAACGTGCCAGTGCAGAAGCAGTCGGACAAATATTTTACGTTCGACCGCTCCTACTTCAACCGCAACGGCGCAAAGAAGCGCGCCGCCGGCGCGCGCGTGGCCGAGGTCGGCTATGCGCTCTCGAACGACAGCTATTTCTGCGAAGAATACGGCGTCGCGATCCCAGTTCCGGATCAAGTTCGGGCAAACTCGGAAGCAGCTAATGACCCAGCGCGCGCAGCCGCCGAGCTGGCAACGCACCAGATGCTGATCTCGAAAGAGAACGACTTCGCGTCGTCCTTCTTTACGACCGGCTTGTGGAGCACGGATATCACCGGCGTCGCGTCGTCTCCATCCGCTGGTCAGGTGATCCGCTGGTCGGATACCACCTCTGGCGACCCGATCGGCAACATCCGCACCGGCGTCGACACGATCCTAGGATCCACAGGCGTCAAGCCCAACGTGCTGGCAATCGGTCGTCAAGTTTACTCGGCGCTCGTGAACCACCCGTCGATTTTGGGCCGTTTCAATGGCGGCGCGACCACCGCGCAGCCTTCGATCGCCTCGTTGAACCTGCTCGCGCAGATCTTTGAGCTGGACGAAGTCGTCGTCGGCGAAGCAATCCAGAACACCGCAGCAGAGGGCGATACCGCAGCTTACTCGTTCATTCTGGGCAAGAAGGCGCTTCTGACGTATCGCCCAGCAGCTCCCGGGATTATGACCCCGGCGGCGGGCTACACGTTCTCTTGGGCCGGTTATTTGGGCGGCACGAACGAATACGGGTTCGTGATCGACACCAAGCGCCGCGACGAAGAAGACACCGACGTGATCCGCGCTCGTGCTCACTACGATCAGAAGCTCGTATCGTCGGCGCTGGGTTACTTCTGGGACGCGATCGTCGCATGATGAACCTAGAGCACCGAGCTTTTCAGAAGTCGGATCCGCTCTTCGCGTATCGCCCGTTCCACGCGAACGGGCGGTCGTTCCAGCGCGGAGAAGCCTTTGACTGGCAAGCCTTGGGCATTGCCGCAGAAAAGGTCGAGCTCCTTTTCCGGGCCGTTATGGTTCGCCATTACGAGCCCGGGAACACTGAAGTCGACCTCAGCAATAAAGGTCTCGGCGTCGCACTCGCCGAGGACATCAAAGCACCCGCAGCCAAAGCGCGCAGCGCGAAGGTGGCGGCATGACGTGGACCTACGGGGGAGCGCCCGGCACAACGAGCGCAGCAACGCGGCGTGACGCCGTGCGCCTCCTCGTGGGGGACACGGACACCACCGAGCAGCAAACCAGCGATGAAGAGATCGCGTTCGCACTCTCGCAGGGCTCCGACGACATCTATGTCGCCGGCGCGATCATATGCCGGGCGATCTCTGGCAAATATGCGCGCCTCGTCGACAGCAGCGTCGAGAGCGTCTCGTCGTCCTACTCGCAGCGCGCGGCGCAATATGCCGAGCTCGCGGTGCGGCTCACCAAAGATAGCAAGCGCCTCGGATCCGTCGGGCTCGGCGTTCCGGACGCCGGCGGGATCTCGATCTCTGACATGATCTCCGTCGAGAGCGATACGGATCGCGTCCCCGGTGCATTCCGGATCGACCAGTTCAACAATCCACCGCGCTATAGCAACCCGCTCGACGAGGTCTAAATTAGCATGGCAACCGGCGCGCAGATGCAAAAGGATGTCGTCGCGCTCCTCCGGGATCACGGCTATGACATCACGTTCCGCCGGCCAAACAGTGGCGGATCTTACAATCCAGCGACCGGCACGATCACCGGGGGGTCGAACAGCGACGAAACCGTCCGGGCGATCTTCCTGAATTACAACGCGCGCGACCTCGACGGAACGCTCGTGCAGCGCGGCGACCGCAAGGCGGTGATCGCTGCGACCTACAACGGGACCGCAATCTCCAAGACCCCACAGATCGACGACGAGCTGCGCGGCGAGGGCGACGCCGTGCGTATCGTCTCGATCCAGACGATCAAGAGCGGATCCTCGATCCTCGCCTATGTTTGCCAAGCGAGGGAATGATGGCGAACGGTCAAATCCTGCAAAAGATCACGGTCGATTTGGACAAGCTGGCCCAGCGCGCCGGCGTGACCGTCGCGCAGGCGCGCAACGAATATCTAAACCGGCTCTCGCTTGAGGTCGTGCGAGGCACGCCGGTGAAGACCGGGCGGCTCCGGGCGTCGTGGTTCCTGTCCCCGACGCTCTCAGGGGCCCCCGGCGCTTCCGCCAATGAGGCGACGACCGGCGCTCCCGGGCTGACAATGGCGCGCCTTGGCGGGCAGGCCGAGGCACTCTCGCAGCTTGACGGGTCTCTTTACCTGCTCAACGGCGCAAATTATGCGATCTTCGTTGAGGCACGGACCCAGTTCTTGCGCAAGGTGCTTGCGCGCTCCCGGGCGATCGCGACCGCCGTCGTCGCCGAGATTAAAAATATCAAAGCGACGGGGATCCCATGACCATCATGCAAGACATCCGCGCCGCTCTCGAGCAGCAAATCGCGAACGTCTCGGGGATCCCATCGAGCGCAAATCGGGCTTGGGAGAATGTCAAGTTCGTGCCGACGACCGGCACGGCTTGGGTCAAGCTGGCGCTCGTCCCGGTGACTAGCCGCCCGGCAGTCGTCGGCCCCTCGCCGCAGATCCGGCATGACGGTTCGTTCTTGATCACGCTGCACTTGCCAGAGGGCACAGGCCCAGCCGGGGCCGACGCCTTGGCGGACGCAGTGCGCGCAGCCTTCACAGTCGACACCGGGCTCACGTCCGGCGGCACTACCGTGCGCTTCCGATATGCGGAGCGCAGCGTCGCAGTTCTCGATACGCCGTGGTATATCGTCACGGTCTCGATCTCGTGGTATACATACAGCAGCTCATAAGGAGGGCCTATCATGCCGTTTTCACAAGGAGCCCGGACACGGCTCTCCCAGATCGTCGAGGCCACATTTGGCACGACCCCCTCGTCGTCCCCGGTCTTTACTCAAATCCCGTTCAACACGCACTCTTTGGATCTGACTAAGACCCGAGTGCAGTCGAATATGATCACGTCGGATCGTATGCCGTCGATCGACCGGCACGGACAGCGCAGCGTCTCGGGAGATCTCGTAGTCGAGATGCGCCCGGGAGATTACGATTGGCTCTTGGAAGGCGCGCTCTTCGGTGCGTTCTCTTCGGACATCTTGAACACCGGAACGACGGTCAAGTCCTACTCGATCCAAGACGCCGCTCTGGACATCACGCAGTTCCGCACGTTCGAAGGTGTCATGGTCAATACGATGGCGATGACGCTTGCGCCTGATGCGATGACGATGGCGACTTTCGGACTAATCGGGCAAGACATGGCGCAGTCCGCGACCGCACCCGCCGGGGGGACTTACACCGCCTATTCGACGAACGAGCCTTTCGACAGTTTCTCTGGGACAATCAGCGAAGGCGGGTCCACAATCGCGATCGTCAATTCTCTGGACTTCACGCTCAACAATAACTTAAGCACGACCGCAGTGCTGGGTGCAAACGTCACGCCGCAAATGCAATTCGGGATGTCGACGCTCGAAGGCACGATGACGGTCTACTATCAAGACAAGGCGCTGATCGACAAGTTCTTGGGCGAGACCGAGAGTTCACTTTCGATCGTGATGGATGACCGCGTGGCGGGCAAAAACTACACGTTCTTGATGCCGCGGATCAAGATCAACGGCGCGGCAGTGCCGGTCGCAAACCCAGAGAGCCGCCTTCTGACGATCCCGTTCGTCGCGCTCAAGGACAGCTCGACCGGGACGCAGCTTCGCATCACCCGCACGACCTCGTAAGGAAAAAAGATGGACCTAAACGACCTCACGTTCCGGGACACCTACACCCACACGATCTTGCACCC